TCCTGCACCAATTTGAATAACGTGTATCTGAGCACCTGTAGGGAACGCATTGTTAGCATTTGTAGGGATGTTAAAGTTTACCGCTGTAGCACTGCTAAAGGTAATTAGTTTGCCGTTATCTGTAAGGTCGGCTGCAGTCATGCTGTACGTTGCAGTTTTGGCGTTTAAGCTTAAGTTAAGTTTAGGGTCGGTAATAGTAGGGCTAGTACCAAATACATTAGCTCCAGTACCAGTTTCATCGGTTAACGCAGCTGCTAAGTTAGCAGAAGATGGTGTAGCTAAAAAAGCAGCAACGTTAGTACCAAGACCAGATACACCAGTTGATATTGGCAAACCTGTCGCATTAGTAAGCACTGCTGCACTTGGTGTTCCTAAATCAGGAGTGGTGTCAAATGAAATAACTCTAGTTTCAGAATCCCATAGTATGGGAGAAGTAGCGCTAACAATTTGAGGACCAATTAAACCTTGTGTGCCTTGTGTACCAGGAGCACCAGTCACACCTTGGATGGTTACTGGAACAATGCTCCAAGTAACTCCATCCCATCTACGGGCTATGCCGTTTACTGTTTGTAGTTGACCTACTGTAGGACTATTCGGAAAGTCATATGCCATTAGACTGGTACTCCCCATCCTGTAAACGGCGTAGTTGAATCAGTACCAATCATTGCAAAGGCTGCTGCACTTGTTGCCGTTGCGTTAGCGATAGTGACTGAAGTTGTTCCAGTACTACCGATGTCGTTAAAAAAAGCGCTAAATATTCCAAAACCACCACCGTTACCAGTATTGGCTAAGTAATCGACTTCTTCGTTAATATTGAGGAGGCTCGAGTTCGTGTAATTAGAGAACTCTGTAGTTGAGTTAGCGTCACGACCAGAAGTAATAGCGCCAATAATCTCGGTGTTATATAGCGTAGTTGTCACTGCTGGAATAACGCCCGAAGTAGTCGATGCTGCAGTTGCTGTTGCTAGTCCTTGAAATGGAGTTCCAGTAGTTACGCATCCAGACACAGAGATTACTACGCCCATCTGGTGGTCACCAGTATCTGTAACGGTAAGTTGTGAGGCCTGACCTGTAGTCCATCTAGACCACCAAATACCTAACACGCTATCTGTGCCAGAAACAGAGGTTACTTGAGTCCAAGTTCCTCCTCCAGAACCCGCAGTTACTGTGGTTACTGGTTGACCAGAAGATGTTTCAACAAACAGTAAAAGAATGTCGCCGTCTTCACGGGTAGGGTAGGTTAATGTTAAGTTCGCTAAGTTACCTGCTGTTGTACCTACTGCTCTAACTGTTGCTGGCATTATGACACCAGAGTAACAATTACAGTTAAGTCTGAACCAGCAATAGTAGAACCTACCTGGTCAATATCAACAGTGAGGTAGTCTCCAGCAGCCAGTGAAGTAACGCTTGCTGTTCCTCCCGTTGCTGTAAATCCATTTATAGCAATTGTAGGTCTATTGGCTTGAGTTCCATAAATAGTTGTGCCGTTCTTATTTACATCTACAATGATAGATGCACCAGTTGGCGCAGTGCCTACAGCAGCACGAACAACTGAGATAGTACATGCAGATTCTACGTAGTACCTGTGTTGACCAGTTAACACTGCTGTAAGAGGTCCTTGGCGGCTAAACATTGGGACGTACGAACTAGGTTGAGTTCCCTGTAGTCCTTGTAGACCAGTTATACCTTGAGGTCCTTGAATTCCCTGTAGTCCTTGAGGCCCTTGAATTCCCTGTGTACCTTGAGGTCCTTGCGTACCCTGACGTCCTTGAATTCCCTGAGTACCTAGAGGTCCCTGTACTCCTTGTACGCCTTGAATACCTGATGAATACGCAAGAGAGTTCCAAGAAGTAGAGCCGTTACCGACTTTAAACTTACCTGTGTCAGTCTCATACCCAGGTTCACCTTGAGCTAATAGGGTATTAGCAGCTGTCCATTCTGCTGCTGTTCCTCGTCTATACTGAATTTGAATTGGCATATTTTCTCCTCAACTTATTATACCGTACCTGCGTCAATGAGTGTCATACCGCCGTATGTTGAGGTAGGTTCCCCACCGTCAAGATTTCCTATTGTAGTGATCACGTTTCCTTGCTCAATCCAATACGAATCATAGTATACATAAGACTTTGTTGTATCCGACTCAAACCATAGATCTCCAGCAGTAGCTCCCGTTGGAGGAGAATCGCTTACAGTTACTGAGCCTCCACCACTGCCTCCAGTGCCACTAGGGCCTTGGATACCTTGAGTTCCTTGAACAAAGATTCCTTGAATACCTTGAACTCCTTGAGTTCCGGTTAATCCTTGAAATCCAGTTAGTCCTTGTAGTCCATTTGTTCCCTGGGTTCCTTGAGAACCTGTGGTTCCCTGTAGGCCAGTTGTACCTTGAGAGCCAGTAGTTCCCTGAGAACCTGTAAATCCTTGTAACCCAGTAGTTCCTTGAAGTCCTGTGGTTCCTTGTGATCCCGTTGTTCCTTGAGAGCCAGTAGCTCCTTGAGTTCCATTAGTTCCACTAGTACCCTGTGATCCTGTTGTACCCTGAGAACCCGTAGAACCCGTTGTGCCTTGAGTTCCGGTTGTTCCTTGAGAACCTATTGTGCCTTGGTTTCCCTGCACTCCTTGAGTTCCCTGGGCTCCCGTAGCGCCTTGTAGACCAGTTGTTCCTTGAGCGCCCTGAGAGCCTGTAGTACCTTGAGCACCTTGGCTACCTGTAGTACCTTGAGAACCAGTTGTACCTTGAGTGCCTGCGCCAGTTGTTCCTTGAACACCGTTAGTGCCTTGAATGCCTTGTGCGCCTTGTGCACCAATTACAGCAGAAACCCATTGAGAGCCGTTCCAGTATTTAAGCTGTGGCATCGGTGTCCTCCTCTGGAGGATCAGGTAGCTCAGTTACGTGAACTTCCCCAGTCACTTCATTAATATCTATGATTCTAGGCATTACGTCCACCCCAACAGTAAGAAATTAGTTGTATTTGTGTTACCGGAAGAAGTACCTCCGGTACTCCAAGGAGTAGGAGAACTAGTAAACGCCGCTGTATTTCTAGGACCATTTAGTGTAGTTCGAACGCTGCTTGCACCAAATGTGTTCATTATAGAAGTAGTTGAAATGGTAACCGTTCTAAAAGTTGCTGATACATTCATATTATATGCAATTAAGTACTGTCCTGCTGTAAGAGTAACAGGTGTAATAAATACTCTGTACACACCTGTTCCAGTAGTAGAAATAGAAATTGCAGAGGATGCATATAAAGGAGCACCAGTAGGTTGCATATTATTGTCAGCAGCATATATACCAATGTACATAGTTGAAGTTGATGCTGGTGCTGAAGTTATTTCATATGCTATGTGCTTTAAGGTTATCGGGGTTCCTGTAACCCTAAATGGAGAATAAATATCTGAGTTAGTGCTTGGGGTTCCACTAGTTGAGAGTGCAGTAAACGACTTTCCCGGAATACCAAATGAATACCTAGGAGTTGTTAACGTTACCGTCGCAGCATTTGAGCTAGACTCAGTAAATGTAAATGAATCAAGAGAAGCAGTTGCGTAGTTAGCGTCAAATACTACTGTACCATCTATGCCATTTCTTACTTGAGTACGGTAAAAAGTACCAGCAAAGTTAGTTCCGCCCTGGTTTGCACCTATTTCTAAAGTTGAAGTAGAGCTAAATATTGACGTCACACCAGCAGTAGTTACTGTAGATCCTAGTTGTGTCCACGTAGTGCCGTTATCTGAAGTAAAGAACTTCACGTCGTTGCCTGAAGCACCGTTATCAATATCTAGTGTTACACGAATCCATTTTGTACTACCATCAGTTAATCCAGTAGAAACTGTAGACTGCTTTGTTATTGTGTCTGCACCGGTAGTAGACCACTTAAACTCTAGTAAACCAGATGAGTTAACATAGAATGCATATGACTGCTGCGTGCCGCTCCATTTACCTACTACGCTGGTGTTAAAAACAGGGGTCCAATCAGTGGCTGCTACTTGAGTACGTATATCGATATCCCCAGTAATATCTAATGCTGCAGAGTCTGGAGTTGAAACAGAACTGGCAGCGAAACCGCCCCCATACACTCGGAACCCTGTGCCATCAAAATATCCGCCTGTTGAAACCGTATTCAAGCTTTCAGGAACAGCAACTTGAGCTGCTACCGCTACTTCATCTGTGTCTAGCCATAGTAAGCTGGTATTTGCTGGAGCAGAGTCTTGGGCAACAAACCCGTCATCTCCAGTTATTCCTTGCAGACCTTGTATACCAGTCGTTCCTTGCAAACCCTGACGTCCTTGAAGTCCTTGGGTTCCTTGTGAGCCGGTTGTGCCTTGAACTCCCTGTACACCAGTTACGGCCCATGCTGATCCGTTGTAAGTATAAACCTTACCGTCACCAGTATTAAAGTACATATCACCAGTTCTTAGCGTTGGCGTTGTTGGCGCCGTTGCTAAGGCTGGTATATTTACAGGGGTAAGCGATAGCCTACTCATTTATGCCCTCTTATCCGACTATGACTACACGATACTGATTCGATGTAGGAGCTACGCTGAAACGTATTACAGCTGTAGTTGTAGAAGTATGCTCAACGTCACACACTACCTCTGCATACGGAGCTGAATTATCATAGATCGTTACCTGTACATCTCTTACTCCAAGATTGTGGGTAAGTGTGTACGCGGTATTAGATCCATCACCAACGTTTGCTGAATACTTGCGGGCTACTACACTTGTGTCAATTGCTACAGTGTCAGCATTGATTGTGATACCTGTTCCAGCACCTACGTTAAACGTATTTCCGTCTAGGGTTAAACCTGCTCCACCTAGGTAGGTACCAGCACCAGAGAACTGAGTGAAGGTGATTGCATCGGTGCCGATCGTTGTAACACTTGCAGTTTGAACCCAGCCTGTATCATTGTTTACAGTTCCGTATTCAACGAATATAAAGTCACCAGCATCAACTTCAGGTGTTTGGTCATAATCGGTAGCACGAGTAAGAACGGTTCCACCTGTTGCCCATGTGTAAACACCGTTATGAGCAGCAGTTGCCTGATTCTTAACAAGAATTCTGTCACCATTTTGCAATGTGTAACTTGTATCAAGAGTAGTAAGCGCTGTTCCTAAAGTAAGGGTTGCTCCGACTCCAGAAGAGCCATTTGCGTAAGTTACTGTTCCAGAGAGGGCTGCTGTTGTTGCTGCCTTTACTGATTGGTGAACGTTTAGTCCAGCAGTTGCTGCGTCAACATAGGCTCTAGTTGCAGTGTACGTTTCATCAATAGAAACAACTCCGCCTGATACGAGAATACCTGTGCCTTGAGTTACGGTTGCATTTGAACCAGCAACACCTTGTAAACCTGTAAGGCCTTGAATACCTGTTGTGCCTTGAGGACCTTGTACGCCCTGTGTACCTTGTGCACCAGTATTACCTGTTGTACCAGTAGTTCCTTGTGTTCCTGTTGCACCCTGCAAACCAGTTGTACCTTGTGGTCCCTGTACACCCTGCACACCTTGTGTGCCCTGTGTTCCTTGAGTACCAGCAGTGCCTGTTGTTCCTGTTGTACCTTGTAAACCTGTAGTGCCCTGTGAGCCAGTCGTACCTTGCAAACCTTGAGTACCTTGAGTACCAGTTGTTCCTTGCAAACCTGTAGAGCCTGTTGTTCCCTGTGTACCGTTAGTACCTTGTGAACCTGTAATTCCTTGAATGCCTTGTGTACCCTGAGCACCTGTTGAACCAGTTGTGCCTTGAACTCCTTGAGTTCCTTGTGCGCCAGTTACTCCCTGAATACCCTGAGTTCCCTGTGCACCCGTCGCACCGGTTGTTCCTTGGGAACCAGTAGTTCCTTGAATACCTTGAGAGGTGTTAACCCAAGCACTGCCTGTCCAAGTACGTAGGTAACCAAGAGCTGTGTCAAAGTAAATCTGACCTACTGCAGGGCTACTTGGTGCAGTTGCAAGATTTTGGATTGCCGCATTTTGCAATTCAAGCTTTGACAAGTCAATCGGTGTTAAAAACTTACGTGCCATTATTTTGTCTCCTTAAGACAGGTATGCATTTCCACTAAAAGCGTATGAGAAGGTAAGACGTACACTGTTGTTATCTAGGTATTCTATCTCACCTTCAACTATACTTCCAGCTGAATCCATTATAGTTACGTTTGGTTTAAAGTTCAGGTTATGTACAATCGTCCAGGTATTAGCTGAAACTCCTTGCGTGTGGGTGTACGCAATAGCCACTGTTGCTCCAGAAAGACCCTGGAGTCCTATAGGTCCTTGAATACCCTGTATTCCCTGGGGACCTTCAGAGCCTATATTGGTTATCTCTGGTGAAGGTGGAATATAGATCGTTTGATCTATAATTTCCACCAATCCTGGTGAAACCTCAATAATCTCGATAATGTCGCTACATGAGCAGCTATAGTTGTGGTTGCAGCTCATTATGCTCCAGACGGAGTGCTAACTTGGGCACGAGTAAACACCTTTCCAGAAAGATATGTTTTAACTGTGTCGTCAGGGGCGGTAAGCTGTAAGTCGTAGTATGAGACGTTAGGTAGGTCTGCCGTAACACTACCTGGAAGGGTAAGTCGTAGTCTGTCTGGTATTCCCCCAACTACAGAGGATTCCTTTGTTATGGTAAATGTTGCCAAGATTACTGGACCAACTCTGCTGCCACGAACAGATGGGTATAGACGTATCTGAGCAAGAGGATCGTAATTTGTAAGATCCATAGAAAACTTTACAATCTCGACAAAATCGTCTCCTGCGTAAAGTGATAGATCCTTGACCACTGCTGGAGAAGCAGGTGTTGTATCGCCGTAGTTTGGCATAGGCAGCACAACTCTTTGTGGAAGAGACCCATCGTCCACTTCTTGAGGACGGTATACAGGAATGTAACGGTTTGTCATACGGCTAATTCTACGAAGAGTGAATACCTCAGTGCGGTACATACCCACACCAAGAACAGCGCTAAGCTCTTTGTATTGGTCTTTGCGAGACTGAATCATCTCACTCAGCTGTCTAAAACGTTCAGAACGAGGGATGCTTACTCCGTCTGGAGAAATAATGTCAATATCAAAAGCTGCATCAGTAGCCAAGGTATATAGGGCCATAGTTGAGGCCAATAGGATTAGTGGGTACTCGTCCACTGCCGGAAGTGTATTTAGAGTGACTAGTGTGCCGTTGCTATCAGTTGTAGTTCTGGCATGCTCACGAAATGCGGTATTAACATAGTACTCGATCTCGGAGTCAGTAAAGTACTTATAGGTAGTTCCAGTAACTAAGACCACTGCATTATTTGCAGGAGCTGAGTCAAAAATTAAAAGACCCGTAGCTTCTTCAATAGTTACTGCCTCTGAAGCATCTGCTCCATTAACTTTTACAACCAAGGTAGGGCCATTTACTGGGGCTTCGCTTAGTTGAAAACGGCTGGTAATTCCATCGCCAGTAAAATTTTCAGCAAAAGATCTGCTTAAATCTCCAATTTCGGAGCGCAATCTTGATGATAGTGATGCAAGTGTTGCCACTGAGAATCCTCCCGCGGTGTAGTAGGAATATCTTCCCGTATTTAATGGAATAAATCTGCGTAAACAAATAAGGACCCCCGCAGACAGGAGGGCGATTGTCTACGGGGGCGTTCTATAAATGCGGCTTATAGCCTATCGTACAGGTAGCCTTTCTCCTGCAAGTGTGCCGCTACGTGCTTTGCAACCTTGTACTTCTTACCAGCCTTGAACGAGAAGTGATTTCCCGCTCCGATGGTAACGAACTCTAGATCTTCAGCTACTCTAATAACCTGAGTATCATCTGCAAGTGTTACACCTACTGATTCAACCTCATCGATTACTGTTGCTGGCTTATTGGGTGCTGTAAGGTCTAAAACTTCTGTTTCATCCTTGTACACCTGGGTTTGAGTTGCCATTGAGATTTGTGATGCTTTCTGGGCTAACTCTTCTGCGTGAGCTTTAATCTGCTCTTCGCGCTGACGTCCTGTTACATCTGTTACTTTTGCTTTTGCCACGATTATTATTCTCCTGTGTTAGTTGTTTTTAGTAGTAGCCGGGGGGAGCGGTTGCTCCCCCCAAGCCACTGTCTTAAATTAGTTGGTTTCTGCGATAACTACAGACTGGTCTGTGATTAGACCTAGACCGTAGATTGCGTACCAAGCAAGTGCGTGCTCACGACCGAAGTCTAGAATACCGCCATCGCGGAGTTCTACTGGAAGTGAGATAGCGTGACCGAATGCGTTATCACCGATGAAGATAGCTGAGTAGCGATCTGCGGCTCCGTTACCGGTCTTTGTTGCAGGTGATGTGTATCCTCCACCTGTTGGGTATGTGATGTCTCCAGGAGCTACAACTGAGTCAGCTGAGTATCCTGAACCAGCTCCACCAACAACCTTTTCAATCTGTGTTGTTTCGATGAATACTGTGTCGTATAGACGACCGATCTCACCAAGCATGAAGTTACCAGGTGCTGCGTACTTGGTTACTTCGATGAACTCTGGATTGTCGCGTAGCTTACGTGACTGGTGTGGATGAACAAATGCAACATATGTCTCACCAAGGCGAGGGATGTTCTTTGTTGATAGTGTTTCTACAGCGTCCTTAACAGTTGCTGTTGTCAAATCAAAGCTACCTGTCAATGATGCACGAGATGTTCCCTTGTCACCATACTGGTACCAGTTGTTTACACCGTCAAGAGCTGAGCGGTCATAACCGTAGATAACAGATGATGCAGCCATGAGTGTGTCACGAGCCTGACCATCTAGGTATAGGGCCATGTTGCGGCCTAGAAGACGTGAAGCTGATGCCATTACGTCATCGAATGATGCGTTTAGTAGAAGCTCTGAAACAGCAATTGCATAGCCATGCTCTGCTACTGTAATTGAGAACTGCTGTGCTGTCAATGCGTTTGTTGACATACGGACACCTTCAACTAGTGAAGATGCAAATCCGAGGTTGTTGTAACGCATAAAGTTAATCTGTAGACCTGGTGCTACGCCAAGCTCTGTCTTCTTAACAGCGAACTGCTCAAAACGAAGAATAGGCATTGACTGGAAAAGGATTTCCTTTGACCAGATGGTTTGAATTGCTTGTGTAAGCTGGCTGTTAGAACCAGAATACGCGGTAGGTGCTGCGGCTAGATTGCCGGTACCTGTTACGGCTGATGCCATGTCGGTATTACTCCTTGTTCATATATGTTAGGGTTAGGGGGGATAAAGCTGTTAACCAAAGATTCCTCGGTCATTAGAGCCTACCTTAGGTAGAAGCTTGTTTCTGACTTTTGCGTATTCAGTAACCGACATAGCGGCAAGTTGTTCCGCTGTGAACTGTTGTTGATCCGAATTGTTTTCCATGGTTGGAGGCAAAGTAGGCTTTGTAGTAGACATCTCACGACGGTTACTTTGCATTGCCTGCTGTGCCGAGTCGAGTATTTTAGAGGAACGATCTCTTAAACTCGCAATACTTTGTTCGATTTCATCGGGTGTATTTCCTGAGATTAGATCTACAAGCTCAGGGATAATACTTTCCCGCTCTTCCTCAACGCGGCGTGTACGATACGAAGTAATCTCCGCAAATTGACGCTCACGCTCTAATAGTAGAAACGCACGCTCACGCTCTAACTTTTCTTCTTCAAGCTTCTTAGCCCACTCTTTTTCTTTTAGTTCTAAGAGTTGACGTGTATCTAGCTCTGATTCTGCCTTCTTACGGGCATCCTCTTCTGCTTCTTGACGAAGACGTTCTGCTTCAGCCATGCGTTCTTCACGATCTTTTTTAAGAACAGCTAGTTCTTCTTTCAGGGAATCAATCTGAGGATAGAGCTTTGATTTCTCTTGCTCACGAACTTTCTTCAAGTCCTCTTCTGTATATCCCTTGTGTTCTGTGAACTGAGGTTCAGCCACTGCCTGTGTTGGTACAGTACCGTTGACTTCTGAAGCAAATGCCTCTTGAGCCACTGCGCTGTCAACAACAGAGTTTGTTGTTTCTGACATGATTATTCCTTTAGGTTAATAGGTCGTTGTCCGAATTAGTGCCACGATGACCTGCGGGTTTGTTTGGTATATAGGATGTCAAATAGTATATCATTTGGCAGCCTAAACTTAGTTATCTTCAGCCCCTGTAGATTTGTCCTCAGAGCGCCACTTAGGAAGCTTAGTTCCATACGCGCCAGTGACAAGATCCGATTGCATTTGAGCCAAAGTTTGTTCTTCAAATGGAGTGATGACTCCTGGTTGTCCAAGAGGTCCAGGGCCTGTTCCATCCCCAGGATTTGCTCCTGGAGGTAGAGTGCCGTCTGGCATCATTCCTGTTAGGGAAGTGATAGCAGAATTGATTTGCTGCTTGATAAGAGCGATAGCGCCGTCTGCCTTTGCATCGGCAATGAGCTCTGCACGAATTTCTTCGAGCTTTTCATCTGGGAACTCTTCGCCAAGCTGACGTAGTGCTCCTTCACGACTTTCTAGCTGCATATTCATTTTCTGCTGGATTTCGTTCAAAACGATCAGCTTATCAAGAGGCAATGGTTGAGGGAAGTGAACAATTGTCTCATATGTAATTGGATCGCTTAAATCTAGTTTATCAAGCTGATGTGGCTTGATCGGCCCGTTAAACACAGGGTTGTATACAAACATCTCTGGTTCTTTAAAGGCCAATGTCTTTAGAACTAACTCGTTAATACGACGAAGTCCTTCGCCATATTGAACAAGCTTCTGCTGGTAACGATTCATCAAAGGCTGGTACTGAATAGCTAAAGCAACACCTGAGGTGTTAGAGATAGGCTGTACCTGACCCAAAGCTGATTCAGGAACACCAACCATCTCATGCATAGCTGTCTTAAGAACCTTTAAGTACTCGAGAGCACCTGTTAGTCCTTGTCCGCCACCTTCTAGGTTAAAGACCTGAGCTTCTTTAGGAAGTCCGCCCCAAACCTTCTTAGGGCCCTTCTCAAGATTCTGAATCTTAGCACCAGTGATAATTGTAACAGGTGCTGCGTGGTAGTTAACAATGTCGGCAATATCTGTTGCTGTTTCATTGTAGGCACGATTTAGAGTGATAACGTCATGGCAATCGCTAAGTCCCCATGGAGACCCAGAAACTCTAACGTTAGGAATGTGGATAACTGGCACTACGCCAATTGGATTAGGACGAGAGTCAATAAGCTCATCGTTGATGTATTCTTCAATACGGTCATCTGTAAGGATTTCAGTGTATGTGTAAACCTGACGTGTTCCTTCAGTTGATGTGCCCCAAAAACGATACTTTAATTTAAAACGAATCAAACGAGATCTATCATGTGGGTGAAACTCTGGGAAACAAAACGCAGCGTTTAAAGGAAGGATGCGAACCTTTCCAGGGTTGTTATTACCTACTGAATCCTCATATGCTTCTTCATAAGCAACCTTAACAAAACAGTCACCGGAAACTCCGCCTTGCTGGCCCATTTCCCACATAACACCTGCTTTGTCATTGTCAATCTCCCAAACACGCTTTAGGATATCTGGAATGATTGCTTCGGTTGCTGCTGGGCTTCTAAATGCTGCTCCACGACCAAATGTAAAATTAATAATAAAATCTGTAAATGCCCTGTAATAGTTGTAAACCATCTGTGATTCGCCAACTTCGCGGCGGTAAGACCAGTGGTGCCCTAGATACATCGCCCAGTTAAGTGAATAACGGTTTAGACGTGGTCCGTGAACTTCGAACTCTTCATCCGCTAGTTCTACAAGACCTAGTGGGGAGATGGAAATGGTTAAGTCTGATGACGCCGCTCTATACGACGGAGGACTAAAATCAACGCCACCACTCATGGATTATTTCTCTCTTTACGCATATACCCTCACCTTAAGCTACGAAGCCGCGAGCTTTTAAGTTCTTCTTGCGGCGCTTCTCTTTTTCTTTTGCTTTCTTTTTTTCTTCATCTTTAAAATCACGATTCTTAGGATCGATATCTTTTTTACTGCTAACGTATCCGCCACCTGATTTTAAATACTGTTCGTGTAACCACTTACCTGCTGCAGGAGATATTCCTACGCCTCTACGCTTTGGATACTTTGCAGCTGCCTGCTGTTCCAAAGAGTTAAATAATTTTGGATTATCTGGTTGCATTATTCTCCCTCAAAGAATGTCCCCAGCCCTGGAGAAAGGGAACAGGGCCGGGAACAAACTTAGTATACAGCAATTAGTCCTGTACTGATGCAGGGTTCATACGCTCAAAGCGAGAACCGTCGCGGATTACTTCTTCGATAACTACCTGTGAGTGATCTCCGAAGTTACCCTGTGCAAACTCACCTAGGTATGTTGGTGCTTCTACCCAAGCTGCTGAACCAACGTGTGCACGCTGCTTCATTGTCTCTTCCGGATACTTCTCGAACACGTTCTGGTTGTGGTTTGGACGTCCAGCTGGTGTGTCATAACCTTGGTCAAGACCTAGCTGAAAATCACTTGGTACATCTGTATCTGTTGCAACGCCTTCTTCGAAACGAAGTGGTCCGCGAAGACCTGGTGTTGCTGGGCTGAACTTGCGCTCATAAGTTGCGCCTACCTTCTCAGGGAACTGAGGGACAGGAGCGATATTGTTTAACGCCATAATGTTTTTCTCCTATAGGGTTGGGATTGAGGTCCTCAGGCTTAATTCTGTCGTGTATTTCTCTATTTGTAGTCTTAAACTAAGAGAAAAATGGAGAACTTGAAATCTCCACTGTTGGCATAACCATATCCTGGGTTAGAGAACATGCTAAGGCCAAAGAGTCCACGAAATCATCATGTGCATGGGCTTCATCAGGGGCAGCAACGAGGAAGTTAGGTCCCTTGTATTGGACCTCTGCATCCTGCATTTGCTGGTAAAACTTCTTCCAGATACGTAAACGACGTGTTTTTGCATGGGCTGGCCATGAAACCATCTGTCGTTGAATCAAAGCCTGAAGATGTTTCCAGCGCTTTGATTGTTCTGTAGGACTTGAAGTAACCGGGATTACTTCCGCTCTAGGCATAATAACCTTGAGACGTTGAGCAACTGCGTCACCTACACCATTAGCATCTACGCCAATAGCTAGTACATCATAGTTACCCAAAAATTGTTGAATCTGGAAGTACTGTTCTTCCCAGTCATCTCCCTGAAGCTCTAACCAGTTAAGTACTCTATGGTCATAGTACCCATACTCATCTGGTCTATCCCAGTCTACCCACACAACTGTTACAACAGTAGAGTCCATTTTACGAGCAGGGTCGATACCCACAACAACTGGGCTACGATGCCAAGACTTTACAATCTCTTGTGAAGTATCGCCAAGCTCATCCATAATAGTTGATGTAACAAACATGCCTCGTTCAAGTAGCCACTTACAGTTGTAGGAAAGCTGGAACTCATCAGAGTCCTCACCAATACGTAGCATCTCTTTACGAATGAACTTCTCGTAGTTAGGATTGAACTTGGCTACGTCTCTCCAGTCCCACTGAAAATGGTTTTGCTTAGCACGGGAGCTCGTTTGTCTCCGTTTGTTAAGCTGAATAGCTCTGTAGAAGTTGTTCTTGTGTGTAGTAGGCGTTCCTGTTTTAACGATAGTAGCATTGTAGTACGCACCCATTGGAGCAATAGACTTTGATACTACGAAGTCATCTGCTTCTTGACACTCATCAATAATAATTAAATGAAAAGACTTTGATTCAATCTTAGCTCTTGGGTTAGCTGTCATCATCATAAGAGTTGAGCCAGACTTCTTAAGCTTAATGTTTCTTACAACGCCTGGGGTCTTTGTAGCCATATCATCAATTTCAGGGTCACCCAAAACCTCTAACGCACGTTCAGAAGTAAGGCGTGATACTGTACGCCCGTATAGGGTTTCTACCTGTGATTGAATAGGGGCA